CTGTAGCGCCCACATGACCCTATCAGTCTTCTTTTTGTTCCCATGGGTCAACTCATCAACCCTAAAGAACATCCCGTACCGCTTCATCATGTCCGTTAACGGGGACATAACAGCCTGTCTAGCGATACCTTTCTCTATCCCTATGCCTATGGGCCTGTAGTCCCTGACAACCTCAAATATCTTTCTGGCTGTCTCAGACAACTCCCAGCGCCCATGCACTATGTTTTCTACATGCCAATGCCCATTGTCATTGACCTTAACAACCGCTATGGCTGTCTCGTCCAGTTTACTGTTCTTAGTACGCTGTTTGTTTACTTCCTCAAAGCCAGCTAAGTCAATGGCTATGTAGTAGTCACCGTATTCAGGAGTTTCGCCAAACTTGACCCAATCCTCCTTGAACATCTCAGAACCTCTGGCTTCAAAGGACGCCATAAATTCCTGTCTAAACGCATAGCTGGACATACTCTTTTTAGCTACGTTTATCTCATCCTCATCCAACAAAGGATTGTCATAGCTTGTAAAGTGCCACGCTCTGTACGTTGGGTCATCCTCTAACTCAGCGTACTGATACAACTCATAAAAGTGATTACGTCCCATTGGCGTACCAATGAACAACGCATTCCCCTTTTGGTCAGCTAAGGCTGGCCTAAGAATCTGCTCAAATACTTCAGGCTTCATGTCTGCGTATTCGTCCATGACCAGAAACTTCAAGGACACACCACGCATAGTCTCTGGCCTGTCCGCGCCTTTCAACGATATGGTAGCACCATTGATTAGCTTTATCTGTAGATTGTTGATGTGGCTGGACACAATCACTGGATTCCCCAGTTCAAGCAGTGTCTGCCACATGATGTCTCTGGCCTGTCCTTGGGTTGGTGCTACATAAAACACATTCCCCTTACTGGACTCCAAGGCATTGACAATCAACAACCATGCCGCTAGTCTGGACTTACCAGTACGTCTACCAGCAGCGACAATCTTAAACCTTGTGGTATCTCCCCAGACTTCTTGTTGCCAAGGGAGTAACTCTATGTTTAGGTCAGTCATAAACCCTTAAAGTTCCTATAACCCAGACACATCAATATGACCACACAACAGGACTAGAGTCTCTAGTGTCGACATGCACAAAGCTCTTAGCGACACCTATCCCGTTAAATCCCATAATCATAGCAGCCTTAATAATCTTATGACGCTGTTGGCCACTGGAAGTCTTAATGTCCGCAGCTATGCCTTGGGCATGAGTCCCCGGCCTAGTTTTCTTAGCTTCTATGGAATGCTTAGGAGACCTATAGCCACTGGTGATTACAAAAGGAAAACCACAGGCTTCCCTTAGCTCATCCAGCTTCATAACAAACTCTGGGTCTATCTCATTCTCACCAGTTTCTTGACACTTAAAGTCATCTAACTTAAAGTATTTATATATCACTTTCCGTGTACTCCCCCTCCAGCGTTGCTGGCGCTCCTTCAATGGTATTGTTTTCACTTGGGTCAGAGACACTTGTGGCGACTTGCCCAACACCTGAGATAGTAATCGACACAGACTGTCTCCCACTGGCTGAATCCTTTTCAAAATAACTTAATGGCAGCATCCTGTCCATAACTAGTTTCCATGCTGCTGCTTGATTTTTATGGTCATCGTTAAGAGCAGCATTAAAGATACTTTCCAGAACTTTGTTAGATTTAGGTGAAGCAAGCATTCTAGCCTTATATTCATTAATAATGCTAGCGTCTCCTTTTGGCCGCCCTACTTTACCCCTGTTTCCAGCGGTTTTAGAGACTACATCAGTCTTCTTTGGTCTCCCTCTTTTACGTTTAGGTTGATCCATAAAGTATTTACCTTAGTACCTAAGAATACTTTTTAATTATAGCATACTTTTGTGCAAAAGTAAAGCATTATTTTAGATTATTTAGTTATTAGGGTGTCCCTTTAGTGTGTTTTTGGTAAACTTGTGTTTTCTTTTGTTTACAAGAGGTTAGTAAGGACTAACTATTGGTCAATTTGACCTAATTTTGGCCTATTTTGTACGTTAGCGGGTACTATAATTTATTAAAGAACACAATCCCCTCCCCCGTCCCCCCATAACATACCCACCCCCTCATGTCAACACTTGCAAACAATAGCAAACAATGCTAGGGAGTCTATGGCCTACCATAGTTTACAATAGAATGCAAGGTTGACATTGGGATTGTGTTATGCTTGGCGGTGCTGGGGTTTACCATAGTTGACAGGAGTATGCAAATGTTGACATGTGAGGGACAGTATAGTACCCCACAGGTCAACACAAGTAACCACAAGCACACAATCAAAACCATTGCAACTACCATATAGTTATATGCATATATAGAAAAGTTATTGACACCAGTGATGCAGGCGCTATCATGGCTGCACAAATTAATTAATAACTACATAGGTAAACAAATGAGCACATTCACTACATTATCTAACATTAGACAACAAATTGCGGATCAATATGGCAATGCTGGACTCGACCAATGGGAAACAAAGTTACACCATGGTAGAGAATACAACAAACTGTCTCGCGCTATAGAGTCCTACCTAGGAATAGAAACCAGCACAGAGTATGATTTTCCAGAAACACTAGAGCAGCTGAAGCAGTGGTTTAGTGACAACACAATGGGATGGTACTTTAACGATGCAGTAGTGAAGCATGGCATACCAGTAACACTAATAGACGAAACAATAGCGGCCTAGCCGCGAACCATCCTAGGCCACGATGTAAAACTTGCCTGTTGCGTCCTGAGCACGACGAGTATAAACTGCTCACCAGTTAACAGACAGGTACAAAACAATGGTTAAACTATCAAATGCGTCTAAGATGCCGTGCAGGTCATGGTCGTTACAGGCATTAGACACATGTCCCGGCAGTAAGAATGCCGACGGTTCTCTGGTCGATGCCTGTAAAGGATGCTATGCGACCACAGGTAACTATAGATTCCCTAACGTCAAGGCACCTAGACTGCATAACTGGGAGGATTGGCGGCGTGATGAATGGGTTGATGATATGGTGACGGAATTAGACAATGACAGATACTTTCGCTGGTTTGACTCTGGTGATATGGCAGTGTTGCCGCTAGCGCACAAGATCCTAGAAGTCATGCAGCGCACGCCATGGGTAAAGCATTGGCTACCTACACGTATGCACAAGTTCGACAAGTTTACCAGCGTAATCGCTGACATGCAGACGCTACCTAACGTAGTCGTTCGCCTATCGTCCGACAGTGTGCAAGGCGGCATAATCGCTGGCGAGACTACTAGCACCATCATACCTACGCCAGACCATGCCACGGACAGTATGACAGTGTGCGAAGCGTACGAGCGTGCAGGCAAATGTGGCACATGTCGCGCATGTTGGTCTAAGGATGTTACTGTGGTAGCATATCCTGCACATGGAAAAACAATGGCTAAAGTTATAACATTACTGGAGGTAGCATAGATGCTAAAAGACTGGAAATATAAACTTATGATACTTGGACTAATGTTCTTGCTAGTGGTAGACTGGGAACACACTTTGACAATGTGGGGGTTTTAGCATGATATGGCAAGCTATAAAAGACTTTTGCACAGCATACGTTGTAATACTGGCAATTTGTGGTGTATCATTTTTAATCGAAACTTATTTACTGGGGTAAAATATGAGCAATGAATATAAAGAAGATAGCGACGAGCGGCTAATGGAGTCAGTGTACGAGATAGTGGACAGCCTAACAGAACCGGCAGCACGTAGGCTGCTAGAAGACATGCTGTTTACACAAGGCATTGACAGTGACGATTTTTCATGGACACTACGTCGCCAAACTAAGTTATTTATTGAACAGGCAGAGAAGGCGGTAGCATGAACATATTCTATATATCAACCAATCCTGTGCGTGCAGCACAGATGCAGTGTGATAAACATGTGGTTAAGATGATTCTGGAATCAGCGCAAATGCTATGCACAGCGCACCATGAGTACGGGAACCACGACGTACCGTACAAAGTAGCGCACAGGAATCACCCCAGCACTATATGGACTAGGGAAAGTGCAGCAAACTATAGATGGCTATACAGGCATTTTAAGGCGCTGTCAGACGAGTACACGCTAAGGTATGGAAAGGTACATCTAACGTGGCAAAAGTGCTCACAGGCTCTCTCTGAGCCGCCTATGGGCATTCCTAACCCAGAGTTAGGATCAATAGACCATACACCACCGCCGCAGTGTATGCCCGACGAGTGCAAACGCGCTAGCAGTCTGGAAGGCTATCGTGTATACTATTTCCAGTATAAACCACAGGTTATCGACATGCGATGGCCTGAGAACCGACAACCACCAATGGAGTTACTAGCAGCATGAGTACAACACACCCAGACATAGACGTTACGGACGATAACGAGCCACAAGAGGTTAGCGAACGCGACAGGAAAGAGAACGAATTAATAGAATACCAAATAAATAACGCGACCATCGCAGAGTTAGCTAGTGCAGCCACAAGCTGGCTAGCGTTGACCTTAGCTAACCACACTGACCAACAGGTAGACGAGCTACACAAAAACTTATTCCACAGGGAGTTACACTAATGAGATGCAAAGCGTGCAACAGCGGGCCACTGAGCGATATTGAATTGTCCAGAAAAGACCACAAGACAGGGGAGCACATAGACCTGTGCAACACTTGCTACACTATATCCAACAGAGCGATAATCTCACAGGAGTACGAGTCACTCTATCTGGACGAGGTGCAAATTGATGAGCTAGATTTTGAACTTTTTAACTAGGAGGACTTGCGTTGATCTGAAAATACTGTATAATAATACCTATGGAGCGAAGGAATAAACATAATGTATATTCTTAAAGTTTCATTTTTAGTAACTACAATAACCATAGGAGTCTATAGATGGCTGTAGCAGAGATGAAGGTAGCCTTTAGTAACTTGCGTGAAACTGAGTCTTATCAGGGACAAGATACTGGACGTTTTACCTTAACGGGTACTCTGGACGATGCAACGGCTGAGATGCTGTCCGCTCAGGGTGTGAAAATCAAAGAGTACGAGAACATGGCACAGCGAAAGTTTGCCAGTAAGTTTCCGGTGAAGATCATTGATGCCAATGATAACCCCTTCACTGGTGACATTCCTCGCGGCTCTATGGTACGTATCAGCTACAAGACAGGCCCAGCGCACCCAGTACATGGGACGCCTACCTATCTTAACGCTGTGCGAGTGCTGGAACTTGCTGAAGATGCGTCCGGAATAGATGCAGAACTCTAAGTTTGTAAAGCATGAAGCTTGCCCAGTGTGCGGCAGTAGTGATGCGCTGGCCCGTTATAGTGACGGGTCGGCCCACTGCTTCTCCGCTGGGTGTAACCACCGCGAGAGCGCCAATGGTGAAGTTGTGAGCATTGCAGAAAAAAGACCGCTAGAGTTTAACGGGGCCACTGCCGCTATTCCTGAGCGTCGAATATCACAGGCTACATGCGCCAAGTTTGGCGTTACTGTGGAGTTTGACAGGTCAGGGACAATCAGCAGACACCACTATCCGTACTATGCAACCGACACTAACGAGGTGAAGGGCAGCAAAGTGCGTGTGGTGCAGAGTAAGGACTTCTACGCAACAGGCACACTGCAAGGCGTAGGGCTGTTTGGGCAGAATACCTGCCGTGGCAAGGGTAAATTCATAACGATAACAGAGGGCGAACTGGACGCGCTGAGTGTGTCTGAGATGTTCGACAATAAATGGGATGTGGTGTCGCTACGCTCTGGCGCATCAGCAGCAGCAAAGGAGATAAAAGAGCAATTAGAGTGGCTGGAAGGTTACGATCAGGTGGTGGTGTGTTTCGACAGCGACAAGGCTGGACAGACTGCCATTGACGAGATCAAGGATATATTCAGCCCCAGTAAGCTCAAAATCTGTACGTTACCTATGAAGGACGCTAGCGAGATGCTGGTAGCCAATAAGGTGCGGGATTTTGTGTCGGCATGGTGGGACGCTAAATCTTATCAGCCCGATGGCATCGTGTGTGGTAAAGACACATGGGACGCCATCACTGGCAAGATGAAGGTCAAGTCTATACCGTATCCGTGGCAAGGTCTTAACGACATGACCAAGGGATTCAGACCATACGAGCTAGTGACCATCACCAGTGGCTCAGGCATGGGTAAGTCACAGATTGTCAGGGAGCTAGAGCATTACCTGCTTAACGCGACAGAGGACAACATTGGCATACTTGCGCTGGAGGAAGACGTAGCGAGGACTGCTCTGGGCATCATGTCGGTAGCCGCCGACTGCCCACTGCACCTAGAGGAAGACTTAGATTCCGACGCTGCGTTTCCATTCTGGGAGCAGACACTAGGAACTGGACGGTTCTATCTGTTTGACCATTGGGGCAGTACAAGTGAGGACAAACTATTGTCTCGCATACGCCACATGGCCAAGGCACTGGACTGTAAGTGGATCATACTCGACCACCTGTCCATCGTAGTGTCAGCACAGGAGAACGGTGACGAGCGTAAGGCTATCGACGCCATTATGACTAACCTGCGTACACTGGTGCAGGAGCTAGGCGTAGGTCTGTTTCTGGTGTCGCACTTAAAGCGTACCACAGGCAAGCCACATGAGGACGGAGGCAAGATAAGCCTCAGTGAGTTGCGAGGCTCACAGGCGATAGCGCAACTGTCGGACATGGTGATTGGATTGGAGCGTAACCAGCAGGACGAGGACGAGGATAAGCGTAACACAACCACAGTACGTATCCTGAAGAATCGCTACGCTGGGTTGACAGGAGCAGCTTGCTACCTGAAGTACGACAGAGTTACGGGCAGAATGACTGAGGTGGCAGCACCCAAGGACGTAGACGATGACTTCTAACAGCGAACTGTACCTAGACATTGAGACTGACGGACTGAATCCCAGTGTCATTTGGATTGCAGTAACAAAGCAGGACGGTGAGGTACGTAAGCATTACGATGCTGAGTCTCTGGCTGCTACGCTGGAAGGCACGTTCCCAGTAGTAGGACAGAACCTATATGGGTTTGACCTGCCTGTACTGGAGCGCCTATGGGGAATCAAGGTAGACCGTGAGCGCGTACAGGATACGCTGGTCATGTCACGCCTGAGTAGTCCTAACCGCGAAGGAGGACACAGCCTACGCGCATGGGGTGAGCGTCTTGGGTTTTCTAAGGGCGACCATACTGACTGGTCATGCTTGTCACCTGAGATGGAAAAGTATTGTGTACGCGATGTTGAAGTAACTGAAAAACTGTACCAGCACCTACTAAAAGAACTGGATGGTTTCGATGTGTCCTCAATAGAACTGGAACATGAAGTGCAGCGGATAACCGCCAGACAGGTCAGGCTAGGCTGGCTACTGGATCTAAAATATGCACACCAATTATTAGCTCTGCTAAAGGAAAAAAAATATGAACTGGAAGACAAAGTACAGGACACCTTTCGTCCTCTCCCTACATTTATCAAGGAAGTTACGCCACGGTGTAAGAAAGATCATACGCTCTCTGCCGTAGGTCTAAAGTTTCTAGGCGAGCAATGGGGTGACGTTTGTGGCCCGTTTAGTCGCGTAGACTATCCTGAGTTTAACTTAGGCTCACGGCAGCAGATCGGCAGATACTTACAGCATTTTGGATGGAAGCCCACAAAGTTTACAGAGAAGGGACACGCCATTGTAGATGAGTCTGTACTGTCTAAGATCACTGACATACCGGAAGCGCAACTGATAGCGGAGTACCTGATGGTACAGAAGCGTGTAGCACAGATAAAAAGCTGGATAGACGCTGCTGGCGATGACGGTAGGGTACACGGCAGAGTGAACACCAACGGCGCTGTAACAGGCCGTATGACGCACTCAGAGCCTAATCTGGCACAGGTACCTGCCACACGCGCTCCATACGGCAAAGAGTGCAGGTCATGCTGGACAGTACCGGAAGGCTACTCTCTGGTCGGCTTTGATGCCAGTGGACTAGAGCTACGCATGTTGGCACACTACATGGGAGACAAGGAGTACACTAATGAAATTCTCCACGGAGATATTCACACAGCCAATCAAAGACTTGCAGGACTTGAATCGAGAGATCAGGCTAAGACTTTCATATATGCCTTCCTATACGGGGCAGGAGATGCAAAACTTGGTACGATTGTCGGGGGAAATGCGCGTACTGGCTCTGCGCTTAGAGCAAGATTCCTTAATGGTCTCCCAGCACTTAGGGATCTTACTGAAAGAGTTGCAGCAAAAGCTGGAGGAGGATACCTTAAAGGACTAGACGGGAGGCAGCTACAGGTACGTAGCGCACACTCAGCGTTGAACACGCTACTGCAAGGTGCTGGTGCTATAGTTATGAAGAAAGCTCTTGTTATCCTAGATGAATATGCACAGGGGTACAGGCTGGACTATAACTTTGTAGGCAACATCCACGATGAGGTACAGGCTGAAGTAGCACAGGGTCAGGAAGATAAGTACGGAAGATTAGCAGTGTCTTGCATAGAGGCTGCTGGTCTCCACTACAACCTGAGATGTCCATTAACAGGAGAATACAGTGTCGGCAGCAACTGGTCAGAAACACATTAATACTGACAATAGCCGCAAGGGTGACTTGGCAGAACACTACGCAATTACTTGGTTATGGGACGAAGGGTACGAAGTGTTTAAAAATGCTGGATGCTCCGGGCCTATAGATTTAATTGCATATAACTTAGAAACAAAGGAAACACTTTTGATAGATGTTAAAACATTCCAAGAACAACCAGCAACAGGGAACTATACAAGCACGCCTGCACAAAGGAGCCAGCTTCAAAAGGAGTTGAATGTTGTCTTGCTTGGTTTCAATCCAATCACACGTAAACTTAGATTTGTAGAGCATAGAGAAACAAAATGAAGACAACACATACACTGGTCGATGACATCTACAAACTGGTGAAGACCAAGAACGTAGACAGGTCTGTAGACGCTGAAGCAGAGATTGAGAAGTTCGGCGAGGCAGTCAAGGACTTGATGCGGAAAGAGTTCACCAATCGCGGTGTCTTTGATGGCCGTAAGCTGCGTCTGTCAAACATAGGTAAGGATGATAGATACCTGTGGAACCACTACAACAATGCTGGCCCGAAGGAGCCAATGCAGCCACACACGCTAGTCAAGTTCCTGTACGGGCATTTGATTGAGGAAATGCTTTTGTTCTTGACACGCCTATCTGGGCATGAGGTCACGGACGAGCAGAAAGTGTGCGAGGTGGAAGGGATTGTAGGCCACATGGACTGTCGCATAGATGGAGTAGTAACCGATGTTAAGTCAGCTAGTAGCTACGGGTTTAAGAAGTTCAAGGACGCTACGCTGGCTTTTGATGATCCTTTTGGTTATATAGATCAGATCAAGGCTTATGCCCATTCGGAGGGTGAGACAGAGTTTGGATGGCTTGCAATGGACAAGCAGAACGGACATCTAACTTTCCTGAAGTATGACCTGAAGGACACACAAGCGCCTGTGTACGAGGTCTTGAAGGAAGACATAGTAGAGAGGATCAAGCACGTAAAAAAGGTCGTAAAGGCACCGGACGCGCCAGAGCATTGCTACGCGCCTGTGCCAGATGGAAAGAGTGGGAACCAGAAACTAGATACAGGTTGCTCTTACTGTCACTTCAAACTTTCGTGTTATCCCCAGTTACGCGCTTTTGCATACTCCTACGGGCCAAGATACTTAACAGAGGTGGCAAATGAGCCTAAAGTCCAAGAGATCAAGATTACGTAAAGACAGTATTTACAGGTCAGGGCTAGAGGCTTCATTTGCAGCCATAGCACCAAAGCGTAAGTTTAAGTATGAACCATTTGATGTCCCTTACGTTATGCACAGGAAGTACAAACCAGACTTCGTACATACACGCACAGGGACACTATTGGAACTAAAAGGCTTCTTCAGGACAGGCGACACAATGAAGTACAAAGCCATCAGGGACTGCATAGACACAGAACTGATCTTTGTACTATCAGATCCTAACAAGAAGCTACGCAAGGGCGCTAAGATGACAATGGGGCAGTGGTGTGAGAAGGAAGGATTCAAACACTATACACTAAATGACTTTGACAAGTTGATGCAATATGTTGACTCAAAATAATTTAACAATGGATGAGATTAGGGAAATGATACTGAAAAGATATGACCCTGATGATTTAGTAGAATACTTGGAATTGACCAGTGAAGAAATACTTGACAGGTTTGAAGACAAGCTAATTAACCGACTAGAAATGTTTGAGGAAGAATTACAAGATGACACAAGACCGGACACAGACGAAGAAGACGAGTATTGATGATGAAAGCCCAGACGCATGGACTAGAATCAACAAGAAGTACGGATACCAAGTGCATTGGGACGAGGAAGAAGACAACGCTCCTAACGAACATCCCCTGTATGGTGATAAGTTTGTGCATGACGTATACAGTATTGAGTCTGCCCCAGACATGGTGGACAACCCACCACACTACAACAATGGTAGTGTAGAGTGCATAGAAGCTATAGAGGCAATGTTAAATAAGGACGAATACATTGGCTATTTGCGTGGAAATGCGTTAAAATATAGGTGGAGATTCAGGTACAAAAAGAAGCCGTTTGAAGACCTACGCAAAGCACGTTGGTACGAGGAACGATTGATGAAGTTTTTGTTGGACAATCAAGATGCAGTATAAAACAGGCACTCAAGATTACCTTGGGATTACTATAGACTACGAGAAAGAGAAAGACCTAAATGACTTCTCTCTGAACACACTGAAGGACAGGTACTTCTGGGAGGACGAGACATACGCACAGGAAGCTTTTGCACGCGCTTCCGTGTACAGTGCTACCTATCATGGTGTCACTGACTTTGACCTAGCACAGCGCCTGTATGACTATGCCAGTAAAAGCTGGTTCATGTTCAGTACACCAATACTAAGCAATGGAGGAACGACGCGTGGCTTACCTATTAGCTGCTTTCTTAATTTTGTGCCTGATTCCAGAGGTGGTTTATCAACTCACTATGATGAAAACATTTGGCTCACTTCCAGCGGGGGCGGTCTGGGTGGGTACTGGGGCGCTGTTCGCAGTAACGGTGTGGCTACTTCTAACGGGTCTCAATCAACTGGAAGTATCCCTTTTATGCACGTAGTCGATAGTCAGATGCTGGCTTTCAACCAAGGAGTAACAAGGAGAGGTGCTTATGCAGCGTATATGGACATTAGCCATCCAGAGATTGAAGAATTTATTGCTATGCGAAAAACTACTGGTGGGGATCTTAACCGCAAGTGTCTTAATCTACATAACGGCGTTAATATCTCTGATGAGTTTCTTTATTCAGTAGAGCATGACTTACCTTGGCGTTTGATTGACCCTAAGTCAAAGCAAGCAGTCAAAACAGTCCCAGCGCGGGACTTATGGTGGCAGCTAGTACACACCAGAGCAGAGACAGGTGAGCCGTACATTGTCAACACAGACCGTTGTAACGAGTATCTACCACAGGAGCAGAAGGACTTAGGGCTGTCTGTACGACAAAGTAATCTATGCTCTGAGATTACCTTGCCCACTAGCGAGGAACGTACAGCAGTATGCTGCTTGTCAAGTGTTAACTTAGAATACTTTGATGAGTGGAAAGATGAGGAGAACTTCATATCGGATTTAATCACTATGCTGGACAACACACTGGAACACTTTATAGATAATGCTATACAGACAGTGGGTATAAGGGAACAATGTAATAGCTTGCAGGAGTTTAAGTATCATGTTGACTTGGATAAAAAAGGCTTTGCAAGAGCCGCTTATAGTGCATATAGAGAACGGGCGGTTGGCCTTGGTGCAATGGGCTTTCATAGTTATCTTCAACGTAATGGACTCCCTTTCGCGGGAGTTTACGCTGCATCATTTAATCATAGAGCCTTCAAGCTCATCAAAGAACGGGCGACGGAAGCTAGTAAAGTTCTGGGTAGAGATCGTGGGGAAGCTCCTGATATGGCTGGCAGTGGTCGCCGTAACTCACATCTCCTTGCTATTGCTCCTAACGCCAGCAGTAGTATTATATGTGGTGGAACTAGTCCTTCGATTGAGCCTACGAGGGCTAACATTTTTACGCACAAGACTCTGAGTGGCAGCTACCGTGTAAAGAACAAGTACCTAGAGAAGCTATTGGAGGACAAAGGTATAAACAATGATAAAACATGGAAAGATATTTCCGCTGCTGATGGGTCT